AAAGGCCCTAATGGGTCTTTTCTTGTAAATGGGGCTGGCAATGGTTCACTCCTAGAACCCATCAGGCTATTACACGAAATCAGCAAAAGCAATGATTGTCAGGTCTTTATTGATAATGTTTTGAAACTTATTGCTTAAAAAGATTTCAAGAGATTGAACTGGTTAAAATATTTTACAAAAGATTCCATTTTATATATCATGCAAATATCAGGAATTTACATATGATAAATTACACAAAAATAGACCAGTCAAAGCTAACCAGAGCCGATAAAGTTTGCGAATTTGTGAAAAATCGTTTCAAACTTTCCCATCTCGTAATAAGCCTGAATATGTCCAATGAAAATATCAATGTCGAACTCCTGCAAAAAGAAGCAGGAATTGAAGTATTGCTGGTTCTGGAACAAAAATTGAACGAGGCTTTCCGCTGCCGTTACAAAGTGCATAGATTTCCAATCCTCTCCGGCTCGTATATGGAAAACCCGCTTTGCAAGGCGACGGTTTTATATAATTTTGAAAAATTGCAATAAAAAAGCCCCCTGCAATTGCAGAGGGCGCCTGGTCTAATCAGTATGAGAATATTTCATTGCAATTTAGTTGTTATCCTTGAAATCATCATGCAGTTTTACAAATTTTTTCCTGTCTTTTTCATTAAAATAATCAAGATATTTGTACCCCAAACTGATGATTTTTTCCGCAATGTCAGAAGCTTTTTTAAGCTTCTTATTTTCCTTAATAATCTGCGTTTCCGATTGATGTTCTTTAGCTGTAGAAGCAAAATCAAATATACCCTTTAGTGCATTTGAAACGGCTTCTACAGCTTTGGGAATATCAAACATCATTGTTTTTTCGCTCTTTCATCAATAACCACATCCACCAACCCGAACACAGCAACGCACACAGCAATAATCGCCTGCGTCAACCCGTCCGATACAACTACCCCAAACGCCGCCAACATCGTAAAAATACCTTTGTACGTGCTCGCCTGCGTTAAGTAATTTAAGAAGAATTCGTACCATTTCATAATTTCCACCTTTCTAACTAAATACTTACATACCTTTTACCGTCGTACGCCAAACACTGCCCCCGATTCCCCCCGAACCTGAACGATACATGCACCCACTGAACCCCGTTCACCGATTCAAGAATTAACTGGTCAAACTCGCAATTCTTCCGAATCCAGTTAAAAACCGCCGAGTTAGACTGACCCGCAACCTCAATGTCCGCAGCTTCACCCGTTGAATGCTGCGAATTCGTCGCCCCACCTACCGCTTTGTTCAAATCTGCGCAGCGATAGCCGCTCGTTATCCTCACAGGGTGCCCCACGAGCTTCCTCAAGGGATACAGCACGTTGTCATGCAGCCTCACAACATTAGGCACAAGCTCCGCCGGAACCCTGTTCACAATCCCTTTCGCCCTCGCCGTGTCGGAGTGCTCAAACTCCGAAAGCTCAAAATATTCAGATAGTTTCATCCTTTACCCTCATTCTGTTTAATTCTTATCGCAATCAACTCCGCTGCATGATCAAGTTTCTTATCTATTTTTTTCACATCCTCACGCAGCAGGTCTATTGCGTCCGAAATATGCGCAGTCTGGCTGTGGCACGTTTCTTTCGACATATAATGTTCCGCAATATACTCTATCAGCTGTGTTTTCAACTCCGAAAGCTGCCCGGGCGTCACAAAAACCTTATAAGCGGTTGCAAAACCTATCACAACAAGTATTATGGGCGCATACTCGATAAATATTTCCAATTTTTCTCCTTAAAAATTCATGTCTTACTATTGACAATGCGGAGGTTATAATAAATAATGTATATACAGGGTGGCAGTTGTCCAAGCTGCCGGGTACCTTGTAGAGGTCAAACGGTTCTTATCTTATACGGTAAGAGCCGTTTTTCAATATGAATAGAATCAATAACACTAGTATCAGAGTTAAGTTGATATTCTCCATATCAGCCCCCTTTCTAGTCGGGAACCAACCCGAGGTCACAATATAATTGTCGGTCAGTTCTTTCCTGAAAAAGGTACTTTTCCCCTGCAAAGTTATATTACTATAACCCGCCGATTGTGTCTATTCATCCTGTATTAATCCATCCTGTTCCTCCTCCAGCACTTCGCTCTCCTCCGGCACCTCAACCGGCAGCGAATAATCCACAACAATCTCCCGAACCTCATCCGCCGACGTACAAGCCTCAATCCTCGCCAAATACGCCGGAAACTTCACATTCCAGACCTCCGCCTGCACAGCTCCCAGCCCCGCAAGCGCAGAACCCAACTGCTCCTGCGTCAGCGCGATGGTTTCATCCTCTTTTGTGTTCCAATAAACAACATCCCCCGCCCCCAACTGGCCGGTTATGAACCCCAGCGCATACGCCGACAGCTTCCCGATGTTCCCATCGGTTGCCTCAATGTTCTTGCCCGCTTCCAGCTCATAAAGCGCCTCACCGCTCTCAAGATAAGCCCTCGCACCCTCGTTGGCCTCCTTGTACTTTGCTGCCTTTGCCTGCGCAAGCTGTTCTGCTGCATAATTAGGATTCTTCACCGGAACGCCGTTTTGCATTATCTCATCGGCCTCCAACGCGTATAACGCCGTGTCCGTTTCTTCTATAATTAACCCCTGATTATGGTTGTACAAAACGACAAAATCCGCTCTTTGCTTGTCCGTGTATGGCTTTTCCAGTTTGTATGACATTTGTTTCAACCTTTCTAATTTTTTTGTTGGGCACGTATGCCCAACCTATTATTCTTTTTAAATATTGTTAATAACCGCTTGTTTCCCAGAATGAACCAAGCGTAGCAGCTTGATTTGATATAATATTAAACGAATTTTTTGTAATAGGTCGGCAAGCCTTTGTATGCCATTGGGATAAAGTTTCCAAGGCATGTAAACCGGTTACACTAATAGCATAATCAGTGCTGGAATAAGGCTTTATGAGTGTTACAGTACCACTTCCGGAAGCTTCTGTAATATAATATCCGCCTTGTTCCATCCATCCGTCCGACCAGATTCGATACCAGGAGCGTCCATTATGGTATGTTTCCACAACAACCGGCCCGCTATCGCCAACCCTCAATGTTTCTTTTTCTTTAAGATAGGTTATGCGGCTATTAACGATTTTCATTTCACCGCATAATGCACAGGTATATTCAGTGTCAATTAATTGTATAGTATTTTTCTCATTATTGTAGCTATAATCATAATATGCAGCACATATAACACCACCGTTGTCACTATTATCCTCATTACCCAGAAGAAGATGGGCGTCTGTCGTACCGTTAAAGTTGTAATTATGACCGCTCATAACAGAGGTAATCAACTTGTTATTAAGCGTTCCATCCTGATTTCTTCCTGACGGAGCAAGAACTTTTACATCATCTCTGACCATCAAATAAGTGCCAAAGAACGTAAAATTATCCAGCACAGAATCTATCGAAGTGTAGGCAGAAGCGGAGCAGGTTGCAATAACGAAAGGCATTGAATACCTTATGCTCTGCCATGATGAACCGGAATCATTGGTAAATTTAGTTTCAAAAGTTTCAAGATTAAGCCAGACAGCGTATTGCCCGCTTATAACAGGCGTTGTGGTTGAGCAATAGAATTCTTCTGCTATACCATCTGAAGTTCCCCAGGTTTCTTCCCCTCCTTGCATAGCAAGTAATAAAGTCTGTTGGCGATTATTAAAGCCGGTAGAAACATAATCTCTTGTAGTTGTATATTCTTTGAAAGTTTTTGTTGCAGAATCAGGATAAACAACAACTGACCCGGCTTTTAATACAAGTTGCCCGTCCGAATTTATTTCAACATTAATTTTTCGAGGCGATTCAAGAACGCAATTGGTTACCTGAGATTGCGTGAGGCAATCGCTGCCGCGGTTTGCTTGGATAACCTGCTTGCCGGCGTCGGTTATGTTTGACAGGTCAGGGTCGGCAAAGTCCAAAGCTTCCAGCTCTTCTGCTATTTCGGAAATTTCTGCCGTTTTTTGCGCCGCAACCGCAGCTTCCTCAGCTGCTGTAACAGCATAATAACTTGCAGAGGACGCAGAAGCCGCAGCCTGTTGAGCTGAATTATTTGCATTGATTTGTGCCTGATTCAAACTTTCTATTAAATCATCAGGCGTTACACTTGAACCCTCTTGTACTTTTACTGAACGCTCTGCTTTACGATTTACCATTTGGATTAGTCTGACTATATAGTCAAGAGAAAACTCCAAAGATTTCAAATTTAATTTATCAGATGTACCATAAGGTGAATTTTGAGCGATAGGAATATCCAACATTAATGTTATCTTTTCACCCTCACCCAAAGTTTTATAAGAACTCCCGAGAATTGGAAATATAATATAACTTCCGTCTGCATTACCTGTTTGATGAATAGTATAATCAATATTTAATTTTAATGCAGTTTGTACACCTGCTTTATTTGTATGCAATACAAGTAACTCGTCTTCTGAGTTAATCAAAAAATCAAAATCAAATGTCATATTCGATGAGTTACCACTCCAGGTGTTTACTGGCTCTTTATCAGGAATCATTATTATTTTCCCTTTCTTTTTAATCTTCTCCTGTAACTTTTTTAGCTCTGTATCTTGAGAAACCAAGCGTTTTTAAGAATCCTTTAGCAATATCGCCCTGCGCATAATCCCCAACTGCTTCAATTTGTGTATCGATTGCCTCCAGCGGTATTCCTGCGCCCTGAGCAAATATTTCGAGAGATTTCAAAATATCTTCAAAAGAGAGTTCATCTTTTTTGAATTTATTTATTGGAGTGACAATAGCATTATTGAAACGGGTGAACCAATCTCTATTCCCAAAATATTCTTCTCCTGTTATACCTGACCATAAAGCACGGGCAGCTTCACCAAAAAACGGAATACAGGTAATACTACCCAAACAGGATATAAGCATATCCGCATATAATTCATCAGGGTCACCGGTTGTCAAAAACATTATTGGAGATAAACTGCTTGCCATATTAAAAATCAAAGGCAAAACATACCAGTAGAGAAATATTGTTTTAACCGCTTGTCTTTTAGAGATTTTACCTTGTTTAGCCTGAATAACAGCGTTTGCGCATATTCTGAAATATTGATGAGGAGTATTCTGATATGCGAACAATAACCGGGCAAAAGGATTGTTTTTACTGTTCCTCTGTAGATTTGATAAAGTTGAATTTATACTTGATTGTTGATCGCTTATGGTTTTCTGCCTGAATAGTTCAAAAGCCTGCTCTTTAGTAAAGCCTTTTTTCATCAAAACATCAATATAAGCCTTACCACCCCAGCATAAATTTAACAAATCCCCAAACCGCATATTCAAGCTGAAATAGTCATTAAGCAAGCTAACTCTCGAAAATAATTTATTATCAACCTGATTTTTCATTGCTTCATTCAGATTTGCCCTTGTCAAACGGTCTTTTAAATATTCATCATTCATCATAAAGTCGATAGCTTCACGAGGATGTTTCATTGTTTTTATGAATGCTTTTAACCATTCTATTGAGCCGACATATTCATTACCCAGCCCGTAATTGATTAAACCTAAAACCTGTTTGATTCCAATTTGAGGTTTTATAAACATAGGGGCAGCAATAATATTTGACATGAGCCTTGAAATAATCCCCTCGGCATTAGAAAGTGTCGTTACCTGTCCATCATAGAGATTAGCAGTAACATGCTGCATAAATTCCGTATATACTTTATCGCCGAACACAGATTGAATTTTAACTCTTAAATCATTATCCCTAAAAACTTTGTTCATTAAATCTAACTGTTCACCCATTATAATAATGGTGTTAGCTTTCTGAATATGATTAAAAAGAACATTTACAGGGTTTGCCGGAGTAATTCTTATTGACGGCCCTGCTGAACGCATTTTTACAAACTTCGGATTCGTCGATTTTTCAGTGTATTGATTAAACAAATCCAGCTCATTTACTTCTTTAAGTTCAGATTTGCGGGGAAAATAACAGGTCACTTTCCCCATATCAATATGGTGTTTTTTAATATGATATTTATTTAATTCAGGATAATATTTCTCTGCAGCCATTTGCAGAACGTCACCCATAAGTTTTTCTTGGGGTGTAAGATTAGATAATAATTCCTCAAACTCACCTCTGTCAAATTGACCTTTAGGCGCCCTTGTTTCGTCCCCCATGTCTGTCAGCATTTCGTAAGATGTCGGGTTTTTAGCTTGAATATAGTAATATAGAATTTCCATTTTGGAAAGCGTAATAGTTTCCCAATCCCACACTCCCAGATTATCTGTTTCATATTTATTGGCATATCTTTGTTTTATTTTGTATTTATCATTCGCCATCTCAATAAATTTATTATTGAGCATAGTACCTTTTAATATTCCTTTGTAACCAAAAATATCAGCAATTTTATTAAGAACTTCTTCTCTATCCTTGCCGACTTTCCCGTCAACTTGAGCATACAAAAGGTCAAGACTGAATTTATTTTTTATTTTGTCATCAAAAATCATTGAAAGCAGTGAATCAAAATTTGCTTCCATTGAATATAATTCTTCAAGTTGGCCAACTTTATTTTTATGAGCTTCAACTGCCTGTGCACAATTATTTATCCAATTTTGCTGATTCATTCTTTGTTGAAAATCAATCTCATCACGGGCAACTTTACCCGTGAATTTCGCATTCTGAATTTTATCCAGTAATGTTTGCAGTGATTCAGTTGAGTTGTAATATATTCCGTTTGCCTTAAATTGAATAAAAGAATTTTCTATATCTTCAAAATAATCCTCTGTCTTACCTGTTATAGTGCCGTTTTCTTCAAATTGTGCCGCACGTCTTTCAAGTTCACCATTTACATAAGCGTCATATAAATCCTTTACCTGCTCCTGTTTCATACGATTAATTTCTCTCAGACGCTCAAATAATTTATTTGTCTGATAATCGTATCTTGTTTTCTTAGTCCCTTTGACAATTTCAGGTGTAGTTCTTTTAATCTCATTTATGATTGTATCAGCAAGATTCTTTCTTAACGAAACATCGTTGAGTGTTTCCGCATAGTCCATCACGCTGTCAAGATTTCTTTCTATTTCTCTGAAAGAGCTGTAATCTTTGAGTTTATCAAAGATTTTCATCTTGTCATGTTCTGTCATAAAATCAAGACGTTTGATTATTTTACGAGCATACTCAGCAAATTGAGAAGAATAATCCCCGTATCCCTCAAGAGTAGCAGCATAAATTTTCAAATCTTCTTTTGCTTTCTGAAACTCTGTCAAATTATCATATCTATCTATTTCATTAGTTCTGTTTTCCCATTGTGTAATAATGTCCTCTTGAATATAAGGATGTACACTATCCGCCCAATCAAAAAAAGCAGCCATAGTAATATCTTTATTTTTAGTATTTTTGTAATCATCAATAAGATATTCCAATTCATATTGAGCTTTTTTTATATCTTCTTCGCTAAATTCATTTTTGTTATTTAGGTTATTTGAATCATACAAATAGCGCTTTTCATTGATAACATCCAAAGCTTGCTTAACCAGCTCCGAATCAGCACCCGCCGTCATATTTTCATAACTTACCCCGGGGTCATAGAAAAATTCAGCCCAATTACGCTGAAAACCATCTCCGCCGGAAAAAGGGTCATCAACTTCGAGCAAATATTGTTCTATTTTTTCTTTGCGTAGCTTTATTCCTTTATTTTTCTTCTGGTAATTAGAATTGTTACCAAAAAGCATATAGAGTTCTTGCTTATTTTTTACAAGAGGATTTCCGTCAGAATCTTTTGTATGAATTGCAGCAGTAAATAAAATATCATAAGCAGTATCTCTAAACCGCCTTTGTCTTTCTGTTAAGTGTAGAGGCGTTATTTTTCTTTTTTCTGCATATTCATAGTTCAAACGCAGCAAGGCATTTTGTTTCGCTTTATCAATTAATTCCGCAACTTTTTTATCTTTTGCCTCAATCGTATTATCGCCGAGCAATTCATCAAATACTGTCTTTGCTTTGTCATCGAGTTCTATTTCTTCACTCATAGAAAGATTTGTATATAAATCATTAAGCCATCTTTTGAAATTTTCAAATGCACGTTTCAAGCCGTATGTAGGTGCTTTACCGCTTTTTACATACGCAACAAAACCATTCGCAAATTTTTCGTGCTGCTTTGTTGTATATTCAACACCGTTGTAATTAAGCCATTTGTTTACGGTATTCAATAATTCTTTTGCTCTGACATTACGCAAGGCAAGATTATTCAAGGTTGTTAAATAAACGTGCGCAAACTCGTGTAGCAGAGTAGATTTATCAGATTTGTTTTTTAATAGAACAATCAAATTATCTTTTGTTGTTCCGTCAAAATTAAAACGTTGATATGTGAATCCTCGCGCGTCATCTATGGGGTTATAATCATCCCCGGAATGATAATAAGTTTCAGGTTTCTTTATTTCCGTTATGTTGTAAAGATGTACGGTCTTTGGATTGAAACCGGCTGCATTATCTGTTATACTGTTAGTATCCTCAAGGTGTTCTTTTGGAAGCACGGTTTTCGTGTTCGCACCTTGGGGATTTTCATTCTTTTGGTTGATATCTGCTGCATTATCTGTTATACTGTTAGTATCAGCTTCGGTTTCTTTGAAGCTACGTTTAGCGTAGTCCGACCGAAGCTGATTTTCATTTTTATATTCTTCGGTATCAAAAATTATTTCATAGATTTTATCACCAATTTTAACATTGGTTTTAAAATAATGATATTTCTCGACATTAGGCTTTTTGTCTTTTTTGGTATTTTCTTTTGCCCCGACATATTCAGCATTAGCAAGCAATTTTTCTAAAGACATAATATATTTGTTATGTCTCACGTTACCTTTTCTATCTAAACCTTTATAATTTCCGTCATTCCATATTTTTTTCTTACTTCTTCTGTTGCTTGAAATATCTACAAACCATTCAGGCGATAAAGTTGCAAATTTTGTACCGTTTTCAACAATTTTATTAATATAATTTTTAACTTCTTGAATTGTCGGCGATTTTTCAAAATCATCCGTTAAATCAACAATATTATTGTTTTCAGCTTGATAATAAATGTTAGAATTTGAATTGTCAAAACTTCCTTGAGTTCTTACAGGCTTGAGCTTTTTCCTTACTTCTGTTATAATGGAATTAGGGTTCTGACTCAAGAGCATTCCCTTTGTGGTAACGGAAGATGTATTCTTCGCTTGAGCAGCCCTATTTTTATTGAGCCATTTGTCAATATTTTCTTCACTATCTATAAATACTGTTGTGATTATTGGCTGTTTCTTTTCAAAAGTTTCAACCACGACCCCGTAGGTTTCATTGTTATTCCCTATAATCTTTAACAACAAAGGCTGCCCGTCAAATCTCGGTTTATTGCTATAGGCAACATCAGCAGGAGTATCAAGGTTGCTCAAAACATTGTGCCACTCTTCTGCACTCAAACGATGTCTGTTTTCATCGTGAATGACTGTATCGTGAGGTATTCTTACAGATATATTCTCATTTGTATAATCAAAATAACTTTTTTTCTGTTTTGATTTACTTTCTTTAATCTCTGATTCTTTTTCAAATACTTGATTATAAAATTCCTCAAAATCCTTTTTGGGAGATTTATACATAGCAGATTGAAATTGAGGTTCTGTATCATTAGCTACATTCATCTCAACCCCGCCTCGCAAAACCAACGAATCAGCTTGCTGTTGTGCTTTTGCCTGTTCTGCCGTCAAACTTTGTGTATTAATAGCAAACTCTCTATTCAGCTCATTTATATCCATACCGATATTTTTAGCAAGAGAAGAAACCGCATTTGATTGAATATCAGCAGCGGCCAGAGCTTCTTCTTTTTCAAGACCGGCATTAAGATTCTGAGTAAAATATCTGTTTTTTAAATCTCTAACATCATTTTCAAAATTAATAGCATTTGTTAAATCTTTATTATCAGCAATATCTCCTAAGAATTTTTCTTTTTCAAGTTCTGATGTTAATTTCATATAATCAGAAATTGTTTGCTCATCAACATTTTGGTTTCTTAAATGCCTTGCAACTTGTGAAGCAGCAAAGCTCATTGAGCCGGGAATTGAAAATAAGCCTAATTCAAGCAATAATTCTTCTGCTCCCGGATTGATAGCTTCACACAATTTCTCAAAAGTAGAAACATCTTGTCTATCATCAATACCAAAAATGACACGCAATACACCACCTGCGCGTTCTTCGCCCATTTCTTCAAGAATGCCGTTGAAGCCTGCTCTTGTCATAATATCTTTGACAGTAGCATTGGGCCTCAGCTTTCTCATAGCTTTTATAAAAGCTGCCCTTGTATCACGAGAAAACAATTTTTTTTCAAGAGGACTGGCTAATTTATTTAAGCTTTTAAAAGACAAACCGGCAGCCTCCCCCAAACCTGCACCCATTTCTTCCGACCAGTTTTCAATTACAGTATCACCCCAAGCCTTTAAAAAGGTAAGTGCGGGAGAAGTATCAGCAGTCTCAAGAACAACCTGACCCTTGTCAGTTATCCCCAAACTTTCATGTAATTTTCTCATACCGTAATTCTCAGCAACTCTCTGAGGCATACCTAAAGATGTTCTCGTTACCGCGCCTGCCGCTCCTTCAAGCAGTCCCTTTGTTAGCCTTTTGCCAACCTCCTTTTTTGTTGCCTCCTGCAAACCTCTGGTTATAGTCTTTTGAATGGCATTTTTTCCTATTGAAGCTAAACCGCCTGTTGCCATAAATTCACCTGCAAAAGACGGTAACTCTAAAGCGCCCTGTATAAGCTTGCCGCCAAAAGATACCCCTCTGTAATTTTGTTCAGCAACGTCTAAAATATAGGCATTAAGCTGAGTGATTTCTTTTTTTGATAATTCTTCGCCTTTATTTTTTTTATCAATAATTTTTTTGATGTCAGTCGCTTCATCTATAGCAGTACCACTACCCAAAAAAGGAATCGTTCTCGACCAGTCCGAACGAATAAATGCTTCACCTGCTTTTATCTGCCCCTTTTTCTCCCAATCCGCCAGAGCTTGTGCAGGTACTTCTGTTAAAACTTCTGTATTATCTGCATATTTTCCGGCTCTTTTTTCTTTCTGTCCGCGGTAAAGCTTTTCGTTGACAGAGCCCAAAATACTCATTTTCCATATTGATTTTAGCGGGTTCAAATCAGGAGTATTTAGCCCCCAATCTTCATCATATTTTTTTCTTAACTTTGCATATTCCACCCACGACATACCCGCTTCTTTTTGCGGAATATTTGCAGCATATTGGACAGAATCCTGTCTTAATTTGTTAAATCGTTCAGCAATAGACATACCTATTTCAGGCTCATCATCAGTTGATTTGACATTTGATAATGCCGATTGATTTATTGAACCTTTATTTGATTCCACGGGTATTGATTTGAAAATATTATCCAATTCACTCTCTGACGGAGCCTTATCTCCCTCAATTTCCAAAACCCGTCCATCCGGTGATGTGATTTCAAAAACTGGCATTATATCTACCCTTTAACTCTAACTGTATAGTTACCGACTTTATAAATATTGTTATTATTTATTCTGCTTTTATTTGTATTTAAAGTAATATGAGCATGATTAACGTGGTTTGTACCGTATTGCTTGTCAAATGCCCTTTCATCTTTAATTTTTGGATTAGACCCGAACTTAGCAAGTATGTAAGGGTCTGACGTACCGATTTTCCTAACTTGAGGATTCTTTATCTGAGCAGCAAAGAATTTCTCTTTTATAAGATTAGAATGTTCCGACATAGAAACGTCAACAGCTTCACCTGTTGAATGATAGGATGTATATCTTCCGTTAGCCGGCCGATAACGCCCGCCCTGAACAATAGTAAAATTTGCGCCCAGTTCTTTACCTAATTTTGGGATATAGCTGTCCGCATAATAAGTTAATTCTTTTGTTTCATGCGGTTTTGCATAAGTAGCGTCTATTTTGCTTTGCAAGTCCTCTCTTTTTTGGCGCATTACTTTATTGGCTCTATCATGAATAATCTGCGAGCGCTCTTTTGAATCCGGCTGCCTCTTGTGTATTTTTTCAAAATACGCAAAATCATTTGTAATAGTTTTGATAAACCCTACCTGCTCAGCCATCCCCTTTTCAATATTTTTATAAGTCTTTACGCCGTCTTCACCTTTATGCCCCAGACTGTCAACAATAGACTTTAATTCACTATCATTAATCTTGCGGCCATGTCTTTTCTCAAATTCATTAACAAGAGATTGAACCTCTGAATAGATAACTTTTTCAGTTTTATCATGACCGCCGATTTCTTTGAGAGCTGAATCAATAACTTTGTTATCTTCCTGAATAATTGTATATTCCATACTCCCGATTTTGTCCTGTGCTTCTTTAAAGCTTTTAAAATCGCTTTCGGACAGGTACGGCCTGTATTGGTTTAAATCAGTATTCTTGAATCCCTCAGCGTCATAAGTCATTTTTTCCTGTAAATCTAAATAAACCTGATGACCTGTTTTGATTTCTCCAAACTTACGCATTTGTTCAATATAAGACATTTGTGCCTTAATTGCGTCAGGTGCCTGGGTAACGTCTATTGCTTGATAAGCAGAATCAGGGTCGGACTGTAATGCAGATATAACTTTATCCCAGCTTGCTTGGCTTTTGGCCCTGTCCCGCTCAGCTTGAACTCTGTCATTTTCCCGCATTTTACTTTCGTATTGAGAACGAACATCAGCCTGCAAATCAATATTTTCTATTTTACCAATCTCATCATAAGCCTGTTCAAGAGAATAACCTTTTGCAATCAATCCCTCAACAATACTTCTTGCCTGATATCGTTTGTCATTGGTATTAACGGCATTTAATATTGAATTATGCTTATCCGGAGCTATTTCTGATTTATGGGCTTCATAATATTCTTTAGCCCGTAAACTGCCATCAGACAATAAAGAACCAATTACACTCTCATGAAATTTTGAAGCAAACCCGATTTTTGCAAGTTTTGTTTTATCCTCATCCCAATTTTGCAACTGCGCTTGCAAATCAATAGCGATATATCCCTGCTGCAGATTTTTAGCTAATAAAGAATCGTCATTTCTGTCAAGTATAGCCTGATTTAAAAGATTATTTTCTTTTTCTGCATAAACACTATTTTGCCAATTCTTTGTTTCATCTGCGTCATGTTTATTAACAGAAGCAAAAATAGTATTTTTTTTCGCAGCAATAGCATTAATCGCCATTGATTTGTAGGTACCTGTAAGCCCTGATTCCTCCAGCACCTGTTGAGCATATTCGTCATAACTTTGCATTACAGCGGGTGCCCTCCCGGCGGCACTTTTACCGGTTTTATAAAAATATCCGTTATCCTTATCATATAAGCTCTGTTGAGCATAAGTATCAAGCTTGTTTGTAACTTCAACAATTTTTGTTTTTGCAAGTTGGTCAAGCTGTTTTTCTATATTGTTGCTGATATTTTCACTCATCCGCCCCAGAACATAATTTGCACGCGCAATATTTTCCCCGACCATATCGCCATTTACGCTAACTTGATTATAACCCTGCGGTGTTCTTTGATTTCTAACTGCGGGCTGATTATATATTGGAACCTGCGGCATAATATTTTTCCTTTACCAAATTGACAAAAAATCAGAATAAAATATAATTAACTTTATGGAATATTTAAAAGAAGCAAATAAAAATCTAATAGCCCTGCGAACAAGTATTATTGCAGTTATTATTGTATTAACCGGCGGTATTGCAGGATTAATTCTTTCAAGAAGTTTTTCTTTAACTGATATCGTTGTTCTTTTAATTCCCGGAATTTATTTTGATATTGTCTTTTTGCAAAATGTTTTAAGCTTAAATGACAGAATTAGTGACAATATAAGGAGAATGCAAAATGAGTACAGGTGATATAATTTCAATTATCGCTATGTTTGTCATTATAGGCGTAGGTACATATTACAATTATAAGTTCAATCAAATTGGCAAAGATTTTGATGAGCCAAAACCTAATAAAACAAAATAACAAAATTCTCTTAAAAGCTCAATTGCGGCAAAGTTCCGGTGAAACCTTTCGGTGATTTGGGCGTTTTGGGAGTTTTAGGGGTTTTGGGTGTTTTGGGGGATTTTGGATTTTCACCAGTGTCTTTCGGCAGCCACTTTTCCGCAACACTGCTGAGCTGACCCAATCCCTTTAGACCATAGGCAATAGCATTCATAGTCCCTGCTTTAGCTGCATTTTTACCCGCAATGACATCCAGATTAGCCTGATTATTAAAATTAGCAGCCTGCTGCTCATAATTTTGCGCAGCACGCTCAGAATTATATTGAATCATTAAAGCATCCAACTCACCCATTTGAGCGGTGTCTTCAATTGTGTCAAGTGCCGTACCTGAAGTAATATCAATACCGTTACCGGCCATTGAAACCTGTTGGGAGCCAATGTTTTGCAAAGTTTTTATTCTCTGCCAGCGTGCTTCTTCCAACCCCGCTTGCCTTTCTTGGTCTGCATTCTGCTGAGCAATCTCCGCATTATTCCTTGCAACTTTAGCCTGATAATTATACATGGCCTGTGCATTTTTACCCTGTTGTATAGAGGCAGGTACGCTGATTGCAGTAGCGGCGATTGCCATTACTGAACCCACAACTTTCAAAGCAGTCATTACTCCTGCCATTGTAATACTGGATAATACACACATATTATTCGCCCAACCCTTTCACCGGTCTTTCTCTGTAAAATATCTCAAACCCGTCCGGAACTTTAACTGACAAAAAGGCTTTATCAAGATGAGTAAGCCTCTTTTCCTCGTTTGGGAATCTATATCCGACCCACTTCAACCACCTTTTTGCTAAAGTATTTGATTTATAAATATGATTAAAAGTAATCGCAAACTTTTCATCATAATATTTCATTTCTTTTTTTAATTCTCTTAAAAAAGAAATCTGATGTTTTTCAATCTCCGGAGTTGATAACATCCATACTGTCGCAACAGCCGGATTATTTTTATCAACAGCCCATGCTCCACCCATCAAAACCGGAATATTTCCGTTTTTAGTCTTGCCTAACAAGATTTGAAAATCTGTATGTATAAGATTTTCAATGGATTTCTTTTTCCAATGCTTACCAAAAACGGCTTTTATTTCTTCTTTATCCTCTTTTCTCAACCTGTTCAGGATATATTTAAAATCACGTAAGTTTTTTTCAGCTCTATACATTAAGCAACATCCTCAAGTTGTACTACTGCCGAAATGCTCAAAATTGATAACGGTAATGGCAATTTTTGTTTTATATGTACGGTAGCCTCCTGTGTCCAATGAGCAAATGTGGTTATATCAACATCTTTGGAAAACAATTTTGCCGCAGAATCAGCGCTGCCATTTGTACTTTCTATAGAACGTTCATTCTGAAACTCTGTGCCATCTGTACCGACTATATAAAAATCCTCTCTTGATTCGTTAATTTTTACATTGATTCTATTTATATTTTTCTTTAGCCCGTGAGTATTTTCCCCCTCAATATTGAGAGTTTCAAGTTCAAATTCATAAGGTAAACCTACTGAAATAACAGAAGCCTCATTATTAAGTGTTATACTGCCATTTTCAACAATATGCTCTTCAATCCCGCCGTCTGCATTAACATATACCGTTTTCCCCTCAAGGTGCTCTAAACCTGTCAACAAATCAACCGGCTCCCCCTCGTATTTCAATGCAGAATCAAGAAAAACAGAATCTGTGGACTTATTTATAATTCGTGTAGCCATGCGCTCTACATATCTCTTTTCCTGCCCGCTGATATTTCTTTTAATGATAAAATAGGCAGTATCTTCATACCCCTCACGAATACATACGACTGATTCAAACTCTCCATCAGTTTCATGTCTGTGCCAGCCGGATATCTCCTGTTTTCTATTGTATGTTAATCCCGCTAATTTTCCATCGGATAATACACACCACACAATACGGAACGGTTCTTTGGCATAAGCCATATCAACTATTTGCCGGCCTTTAAATAAGTGGTTTGCGAAAATAGTTAGTTCATCACCATCATAGCTGTCAGAAACATAGGTATAGCCCAAATCTCTTAATACCGAACCTCCGGCCTGAACAAATAAAATCATATTACCTGAAACCACAGGCATAACATGTGAACAGCCATAATAACTCTGAGGTTTTGCCACCGGCGGCGGACTTGCAGAGAAAGCCCCATCGGTGCCGTTGACTTTCCATTCCGCTGATGAAGTTAATACAACCAAATCATTCATCGCAACAATATGTCTGATTTCATTAACTTCTCTTTCTGAAAGAGTTATTGTAACAGCGTCAGAAGCAACAAGCGGCCTTGAAACATTGAAATTGTCAGATGTACCGGTTTGAGATGAATAAATAGTCTGCGGATTTTTCTTTGTATTTGCATAGATTTTTCTTTGTTGAAAATAATTAACTACAGATGGATAATTATTTTCAAAAGGATTTTTGGCTATAGGCGCGGTTGAAGACAAATCCGGCTCTATTTTATCATCGGTAAAAGTACATTTTGTTGCAGTGCCAACATAGGCAAAAATCCCGTTTACAGCACGATAAACATTGTACTCAACAGCGTCGGGAACAGCATTCCACGTGATTGTCATGTATTCCCCTACCGCCCAGTTGCTTTCAATACGGCCCTGCACCTCAACCTCTGCCGACCTGTTACTTTCCTCATCGTTATCATCCACGGCCGTAACAAGATATGTATAAGTTCTTGGATTTTCGGATTTTCCTGTCCAGACAGCCTGTACATTTTCCGGCGGGCTTACTTTCGGACTAAAATCTATTGTTTTTATATTCCAGTCGTAATGAGAATACCGTGATAATTCTATTTGAGGATGATTGGGGTGGCAGATAGTTAAAACATCTGCGTTTTGTGCATATTTTAAAATAGAGAGCTCATCTGTAGTATACGGCGTTTCTATTTCAACAATCTGCCCTCTCTTGGCTATTTTTTCATCATCTTTATCTATACTTAACTGTCCGGCGTCAGTGTCTATTGATGTAACCTTACCATATTCAATCGTTAAATCTTCATCTTCATAACAAATTGTGCCAACAGCAATAGCGGCCTTAGTATAAACAGATTGTTCACCGAATTTATAAGTAAATAAGTTTTCGGACGAGAGAATACCCTCCCTCGTAGGTAACACCGTAATCTTCAGGATAAATGATATAACCGCCGTCCTTAATAAAACGAAAATACTTGCTGCCGGCTTCTATAACATAGGTTTGTTCGGTATTAAATGAAAATGGTATCAATCTGGCTTTCTGAGAGGAATCTTTTACCTCGCCGACGAATTCAAGCCCCGCACGATTAGATACAGCCCCCTCCTGCTGCACAAAACCATTCTTTAATTTTTTCAAACCATTTGAATATTTTGCTAAATCGTTTCGTGCATTTAAAGGCGTTGACAATTCTCCACCGGTGAAACTATTTTGCGTTACTCTCATTTATCAATTCCTTGAATCAAGATAAGTTGTTTCATCTTCGTCTTTTTCTGTTGATTCATTGGCGTTCATCGCTTTTGCTTTAGAAAGGGCATATTGGTACGCTTGATAATTACTTTGTTTTTTGTCGGTCGCCCCCGTAATTGTTTCAGCACATAAAAAAGCAAGATAAAAACATAAAGCCGACACAAACTCTGATGTAAAATATGCCTCGGGCACCGCCGAAGCAATATCTCTGGTGTAAGAAAGCTTTGCCGGCTTTATATTGCAAACAATAATTTTGCTGCCACTTGAATCAGTTGTTACCTCAAACTTTTTATATTGACCTCCATACGGGTCAATAAGATAACGCGCTGCAATACAATCATTTGGATAATCATAAGCATACCGGAATTTCGGGTCCGGGCTTTCCTCTGTTGACGGCGTCAACTCTCTTATCCTGTTCAGAAAATTCCAGTCAAAGTCTTTCATTACCTGCTCTTTGGCAAGTTCATACTGGTTATTAAGAACAGCAGTACGGGGATTTATTTCTGTTGTGTTCTGAATTACTGCAGATACACCCAGATTATTAAGCGTTATGTTGTAAATCATTTCCCTTGAAAACGCCATCAAACTACACCCCTAAAGCAGCTTTAAATTTTTCAATTTGTTCAGGTATGGTCATTTTTTCTTCGTCAATCTCAACCCAAACATTGTTTTCTACAGCCAAATCTTTAAGGGCTTCCAGTTCTTTGACGGCTTGTTCTTCTGGCTGATATTCTGGATTATTTATCTTTTGAGCAGTTTCATCCTGAGTTACATTGTTTTGTTGAGTTTCTTCTTTTTGCTTTTCTGATTGAATCTCAGAGAAATTTTTTCCGTCCGCCAAAGTACCCCAGACAGGAACCGTGTCTCCATCAAAATCAATAACACTACCCTCTTCAACAAGAGATTTTTTATACCACGCTTTTTCTGTTACTATTATTTTCATATTTTGACCTTTCATTCTTGTCATTAACAGGAAAAAGAGCAGGTCAAACCTGCTCTTTTGATTTATAAGCAGAGAGGAGGCTTATATATTGTGATGAGAAATCGGCAAAACATCAGTTAAGTAAGCTGAAACTTTACCAGTAGTCGGGGCTGTTCCGGTTACTGTATATTTCAGTCTTACAAAACCTTTATTACCAACCGGCATAAACGAAATAGGAATCATTTTCCCTTTTTTGAGATTTGCGAGCAAAACCGTACTGGAAGCAAGTTCAACCGCGTCCGTCATCGCTGAGGAGGCAGATGTTTCAACAGCAACTTTTAAACTTGTTAAATTATTGAAATCCTCCTTTACTGTAACAAGTAAAGGAACAGGATTGCCCGCCGCAATTTCTCTATCTTTGCCTAAGTCAATAATATTTTCAGAATTCGCAGTTGCCGTAATTGCCTGATTCTCTGAAAACTTTAATAATTCATCTAACATTTTGTTTTCTCCTATTTTGTTTTGTGCAAAAATAGGGGTATTTAAGAAATCCCCCAAAATTAGCCGCTATATGCGGCTTATTCGCTAAGAACTCTTTCTTCTGTTTCCAGAATCTGGTCAATTTCACGAATTGGAATATTCTTATAGTGAGCAATATCAGCACCGCAATATTCTTTTATATTCAAATTGACATTTGCTTTATCAGTAGCAGCCGCGTCAAGCATTTCAGCAACTGTGGAATTGCAATAAATAAAAGTTCTTTTGCTCACCTGCTGGTCTGCATTTTTATTCTTTTTAATGCGTTTTTTAATTCTGAAATAACCTTTTCTTAATAGAGCCAGCAAATCCACTTCACCTTTAAGAAGTTTGTCAACATCAATATTGGCAATACGGCAAGTTGAGCGGTAATCTTTTACTGTCAAACCAATACTATGCTTAAAGTGGTCTTGATAGACTTTTCTTTTGCCGCCGCTTTCATTAGTTTCGGTTTGAATACCATCGTCAAAGTGTTGCAAACCTGCTTTTGAGCCTTTCGGATAAAGAAGCGCAACATCGTTTTCGCCTGTGGTAATAAACCATATTGAAGTATTATTAGTGCCTGTACCTCCGGCGTCAATAACGTTATATCCGATATTCTTTTTGTCTTTTGAAATTTTTGAATATCTGACCGCAAGTCCGTCAAATTTTGCGTCATTTTCAGCACGGGAACCATAAATTATTGTTTCTTGTGCTGTTTGCCCCATACCCTCAATAAAAGCACGGGCTTCGTTTAACCTTGTCTGCGCCGGATTTTTTGAATGATCAATCAAATCAATATCAGGAGTAGAATAAGCCTCTAACTCGCCTGTTACATCAACGACCTGTTCAGTAGTTGACTTTTCTGTCGGCACATAGCCGTAAAGTTTTCTGAATGTACCTTTAGGCAGACCGTGTCTGATAACGGCTTTATGTGAAGTGCCGTCATTACATTCCATCACATGTAAATCCGCCAGCAAGTCGTTTGATTCTGATAATATTTCTGCAATATCAGTTTCAATAGAATCCCCGACTGTCTGCTTCATAACATCAACCATCGTTAAATAGTTTGTTGCAAGAACTGTCATCTCTTATTTCCCTTTCTTATTTAATCTATCGCCCTTGAAAAAGGAGCTTGGCTGCTAATTATTTGTCTTGAGTCTTGAAATTCGGACGTTCGCGAAAAGCGCGGTTTCCGCTCGCAAGGGGCAAAGCCTTTCCGACTTAGCGGTCTTTTTTCATTGATGGATACCAATCCTCGGCGGTTCTTTGGTGTTGCGGACTTCCTGAACCCTTGACGGTATCGCCCTTTATTTGTCTGCCAATATCTCTAAACATTTTTACTATTGCAGGGTGATTATTAAGACCGGTTTCCGCTAAAACGTTTGCCGCCTCATCAGAAACACAGGTTTTATATGCTTCGTTAGCTTCAAGCAATGTAGATTTTAAATTTGCCCCGCCTATCTCAGGGTCTGTGTTTAACATTGTTTTGATTTCCTTGATTCTGTTTACCTGAGCTTCTTTAATTGCATTTTCAAAATTCTGCTGAATTTTTTGAGATAACTTAACCCCCATTCCCATAAACTTATCAGCCTTTGCTTGAGATAAATTCATCTCTTTTGCAATAGAAGAAAATTCCTGCGTAAGTTCCGCATCGAGCTCCATACCCTCAGGCAACTCTACATCTTTGAAATCGTATGCTTCAGGAGCCGAATCTTCGACATCTTCCTTAATTTCTCCGGCGTCACTGCCGGCATTTTGTACAGCTTTTTCAACAGGATTATTACTCTGAGGCTCATCCTTGTCCGCCTTAGAAAGTCCGGCGGGCTGCGCACTCTGCTGCGGTGCGTTGCTTGCTCCTCGCATTAAACGTGCCTCCGCCCCTCCACCTGCGTGGAGGCGCTGCGCACTCTGCTGCGGTGCGCTGCTATCAATTTCTGTGTTTACTTCTTCTGACATCTTTTCATTCCTTTCTCTCTTCATGGATTTTTATAAATTTTTCAAAACTATTTATCCTCAAGAGCTCCAACAGATAATGACCGAAATCTTTTTTGCCGCGTATGTAATACTCTTTAAGGGTGTCAAAATTAATAGTCTTATCGAGGCACCCGGATTCCTCAATTAAATGTTTTACAAATTTGTAGCCGTCCTCGGTCAAAAGAACATTATTAACAACCAGCTTTAATTCATCTGCGTCCATCACATGCCAACCCGTGCGGCCAATTCTGCACCAATAGCGTCAACTCCGCCCATATTCTTAATCATCTCTGTACCCTGCTGTATAGCAGCAAGTTGTTCCTGCTGTTGCTGTTTTTGTTCTTGAACTATTCTCATTTGCTCAACATATTCGGTAGGATTTATTTGTGATGGGTCAATATTTGAAAAATCAGCATAATCATCAACCATTTTGCTGCCGTTGATTTTTCCTCTGAGCATAGGGTCAAGAGTATTTGCCAGATTAATTGTGAAAGTTGAAAATCTTTCCATTGCTGCTATCTTCTGAACTTTTTGAGCTTGCGCAAGCGTTGAAACAAATTCAATCTCTAATTCAGCGCCCTGTATTTGTTCGGGAGGTTCTGGCAAGATATCTACACGCAAAAATTCTTCAAAACACCAGCAATGAATAAGGTCTAAACCTGTATGAATTTGCTCTAATAATGGCGATACCAGCACCATTTTTTCTTCTTTAAGTTCATTAACCTCTGTAGCAGTGCGCCCCCGCTCAGCAGTATTCAAAATCATTGCAAACAGGTCATTATAAAAATGCTCCTTGACCGTATTTTTCATTGTTTCAATCTGCTGGGAAAGTTCAAGTATTCTCGGATTTACTTCATGAACCGGTCTTACACCCTCACCACCGTCGTCACCATCCGGTGTATAAGTTTCGGGTAAAATTGATATTGTTTTATCTTTATATTTTGCGGGGCCTTTTAATGGCGGTGATACAATCTTTTTTATTGCCTTTGCATACTCTTTAATCATTTCAAAGAGCTGTTTTACATCAGGTAAAGCATTAATCCCCGGACAGTCGGACGGATAAACATCTTCACCGTTTGTTTCTGCTTCAAATACAACATAAGGGAATTTATCAAAACCGCTTTCGGACAAAAATTTGTTTTCAGTAGAATTTTTTTCGTAATAAACAGAAATATATTTTTTGTTTTTAGCCCACACTTTTGTCGTATCAAAATTCGGATTAGGCATAACAAAATGAATAAGCTCAAAATACGCGTGAGGATTCTCCCTATTGGCATTTTTCACAGAATCAGAAACATTCTCTTCCCCAAACTGCTCTACAATATTTTTTGCAGTTTCGGAATATTCTCTTACGAAAGTGTCAACCTGCCCTTTGTAATTTTTTGCATATCGATAAGAGCCAATCGGTAAAACTTTACAGACAAAAATATCATCATAATCAGATTCTAAAGATAATGCAGCAAACCCAAAAACACCGAGTTGTTTATAAATAATAGGCAGCTTTGTATAGATTTTTGAGGCATTAAAAGCGTCACGCATTAGTTTTTCAACCTGTGCACACCAGCTTTTGACCTCATGGTCATTTTCCATGTTATAATTTCTGATTTTGAATCTGAACCAGTTCTGAGCTGGCGA